ACTTGACGGCGGAATTGCTCATCCGACATGGCCACAGCGCCCTTGGTGCGCTCGGTGCGGGTGGCGGCCATGCCCCAGCGCAGCTTGGCCTGGGTGGAGTTGAGGTTGTCCTGCGGGTAGATCATGTCGCGCACGAGACCGAACGGAATGCCGGTCATGTCTTCGCGGTAGCCCCAGAAAGGCACGTAAGGAAAGTGGCCGTGGGGGTACGGGGTTGGCTCGTCGCTCAGGCAGATAGGTCCCATCCAGTAGGAGCGGCGCACCCGCGTGACGGTGGCACGCTCCAGGATGCCTCGGCCACTGGCCACGGCTGCCTGGTGCGCGGCGTTCTCCGTGTCGAACTCAACCACCCGGCCGCCCTTGAGGCGCAGGATGATGGTGGGCACCCAGCGGCGATACCAGACCTCGCAGATGCTGACCTCGTCTGACTCACGGCGATACCAGGCCTGCTCTCGTGTGGTCCATGCCCGCTCAGCGTTCGCGCTGGCATGCAGGCCGGTGGACAGGCCGCCATCGGTGATGTGTGCGCCGTAGCCGTTGAGCCCAGAGACTGCCTCGCAATCTCGGATCGTGCCGGCATGCTTTGGGAATGCTGCAGCGGCCTGCTCCTTGCCGATGTACCGCTCACGCAGCAGCCAGCGGGCGTCCGACAGGTCGCGTTCACGGGCGCGCATGTCCCACCAGATCTCGTTGCGATTGACGTAGCGGCAGCGTGAATGGAATCCGAACGGGTCGCTGTTCTTGGCCACTTCTACCCATCCCAGGCCCACGGATGCTTGGGGGCGGAAAGCCTCGCTCATGGCGTCGTCGGCTTTCGAGTGCCGTTCGGCTTGGTTGAGCTTGTAGTTCAAGGCATCGGCCACGTCCTGGCCGCCCGGGTCACCGTCAGGCGTCACGCGCCAGTCGGTACGCGTCTTGGCCTCGTACCCGCACACCGCGGCGATCGCTGGCCCGATGATGTTTTCCTTCGCCGGCGGGATGCCGATGGCCTTCAGACGCTGCAGCAACTTGCTGTCGAGCTGATTGCCTTCCACATAGTCGGCCTCGATGTCAGCCTGCGGGCGCCACGTTGGCTGGTCGATGCACTCGTCAATGATCTTGGCGAACTCGATGTGGTCCATGGGCTTGCCCAGGTCGGCGCCATTGGGTGGGCGATGAATCTGCATGTCTGCTGCCTCTCTTACGTGCGCCAGTCGGGCGCGTCGGGTTCTTCGTATTCGTGCGCGTTGGCCGAACTGGACATTTCTGGAACCCACAGTGCGACATAGCGTGCGCAGTCGGCCCCGTGGCTGTACTCGTCGTGCAGCGGCTCCATGGGCTCGCCTGTGACCTGGTGGATGCGGCGCTGGTAGCGTTTCAGGCACTCCAGCAGTCGCGCGCACTTCGCCTCGTCGATGTAGAGGCGTGGAAACAGCATGCGCGTGGACTTGATGCCTTCCTCGACGTCGGTAGGCCTTTGCTGAGACACCACGGATCGGCGGCCCATCTCCATCAGCAGCTGCTCGCTGCTCTTGCCGGTCTGGAAGTTCTTGGTCTTGCCATCGTGAGGCAGGTAGTCGGTGCCCCAGCGAAACGGGCGCTTCTCAAGCTGGGCCACATACCAATCAAGGGTGCGGTGGCTGTCCTCGATGTAGTCGATGATCCGCACGTCCTGCGGGCCACGCTGCACCATGGCGATGGTCATGGCGTCGTTCCACCCCAGATCCCAGACGGTGTGCACCGGCAGCGTTGGGTCGTATGGGACACGACAGGCGCGGCCGTCCGCATACATGTTCTGGATCTCGTGCCGGTAGATGGCGCCAGCGGAAACTGTGCGGGCCTTGCCTTCCCAGATGTGCTCGTAGTCTTCCTTGAGCATCATCCGCTTGGCCTTCAGGCGCTCCTGGTTCAGGACTTCAGGGAACCACGGGTTATCGCGCCAGTTGATGGCCACGCACCATGTGTCCGGGCTTGGGGTGGCGATGAACCGCTGATAGACCTCGTCCGTCTCCATGTCCGGGTTCAGCGTCATCCAGATTTCGGAGTCGGCCTTACGAATGGTGGGGATGAGGGTGTCCAGGCTCTTTTTGCTGATCGAGTGCGCTTCTTCGATCCAAACCCGGTCGACGCCTTCGAACGACTTGATGGAGTCGACCGTGTGACTTTGCAGGCCAGAGAACCGGAACAGGGATCCGTTTTGCCCCCGGATCTCAGTGTCAGTGATCGTGTAGAACCCAGTCAGCCCCAGCTTGACGATGTAGTCCTTGAGCAGCCGGTGCACGGAGTCGCGCATGGACTTCTGGATTTCCCGGGCACACAGGATGCGCAGCGGGTTGCGAGCGGCCATCTCCAGCAGCACCTGGGCTACTGTGTGCGACTTGCCGCCGCCACGACCGCCGTGCATGACCTTGTACCGGCGAGGCTCGTACAGCCCCGCCAGCACCTCGGGCACCTGCAGGTTGATGCTGATGCTCAGATCGCTCACGCCTCGTCCTCGTCACGCCGGACAGGTGCGCGCACCAGGGTCACGGTGGACTTGACCTCAATGGCGCCTCCATTGGCGCCGGTGAGCTCCTGGGTCATCTTGTCGCCGTACTTGCGTGGCTTTAGCTTGGACATCAGCCACTTCTTGTTGTCGGACTCAAGGCGCACCAGCGCGGCCGATGACTTGTCGACCGTCATCAGGGGGGAGCCATCCGCTCCAGTGAGCGCCATGCCGGTCATGTCGAACGCAGGCACCCAGGCCTTGTTGTGCAGTTCCGCCAGCTCTTCGGCCATGTAGTCCGCTTGAGCTTCCTTCGCGCGCGCGTACATATCGCAAAGCACGTTGACTCCGCCGTCTTCTGGAGGCTCTGCCAGCCATCGGGCGAACGTCGAGTAGTCGGGCAGCGGATGCCCATCGAAGCCGGCAGCCAGGATGGTGCCCACAGACTTGGAGCTGCTGGCCAGGGCGTTGCACACGACGCCAACCACGGCCTCACGGTCCCACTGCTGCTCGTTGAGCATCAGCGGATGCTTGGGCGGCTTTGGTGCTGGCTTTGCCTTTGTGGCGCTCTTGCGCGCGGGCGCGACTGAGCCCACGGCCTTTTTAGGGGCAGCGGGCTTCTTTGTCGCGGACTTACGTGGAGGCGGGCTCTTGCCCGCGGGGGTTTTGGCCATGCGCGCCAATTTGCCGGGCGCATGGCTGGGTGTCGAACCCTATGCCGGGTTCAGCCCTGGTCGAGACTGAGCACCGTCTGGCGGCCATCAGTTCGCGCCAGCAGGCCCTTGACGACCCGCTCCAGCTTCTCGACCTTGGCGGCCAGCTCGGTGGCCAGGAACAGGTGCTGACGGCCTGACTCAATGACTCGTGCGTCCTCAACGAACCCACCCAGGCCTTTTGCGAGATTGCGGGCCTCCTGCGGTGAGAGGATGAGCACCGTATCCCCGATTTCGAGGTGGACCACCTGATTCTGCAGGATGCCGCAAAACACCGGGCGGGGCGGCGGGTAGATCTCCACCAGTTCATAGATGCCGCGCATCAGGCGCTTGAGCCGGCCGTCGTCCACCAGGGCGCGCAGGCGGTCGTCCACGATGGTGAGCTTGAGGCCGGTCAGCTCGGCCACGGTTTCGCGGGTGGCGATCTGCTCCAGTGCACGCAGCTCCTTCACGGCCTCGAAAATGCGCTCAGTGCTGGGGATTGCGGTGTCGGGCTTGGCTGGGGTGTGGTCGTTTGCGGGTGTTGTCATGCGTATCACCTCTCTCAGTCTGCCCACACGGGCAAGCGTTTGGGCCACTGGCCGGAATTGCGGATCTGCGCGCGGGTCTGGGCGCCGTAGGTCTTGCCGAGCTCGTGGTGGGCATCGGCGCCACCGGGGACCAGGCGGTACTGGTCGAAACGGACGTGGCAGCCTTCTTCACCTGGGCGCGTGCAGCACAAAGGGAATCCGGTGCGGTCGTCGGTTTTCATGGCCATGCCCTTTCCGAGGTTCAGGTGGGCGTGCTGGCTGTATCCCTGAATGTGGCAGTGGGCGCAGGGCAGCGCGGCTACCAGGCGGCGGTAGGCCTCGCTCTGGGCTGGAGCTTCTTTCATGACTGGAGCGGCCACGGGCGCGCAGGCCACGACGGTGGACGCACGGGGCGTGCACTGGGCCATGGTTCGCGCTGCACTGGCGGCGCGGCGCTCTTCCCGGCTCATTTCCTGATAGCTGGCGTGCACGTGCGGGTGTGACTTGAAGCCGGTGCGCTTCATGTGGGTGCGGCGCATCATCGACGGCCCCTCCAGTCCTGCCCGGTACGCTTGCGCAGCTGGGCCATCCTGTCCGCGTTCTTGAGTGGCGTTGGGCGCACGATCGGCGCGGCGCTGATTGTGGCCATGTCGACAAACACGAACTCCAAAATTGAGCCGGCGCCGCCGACGCGCAGTTTGTCGCCATGTGCCGGGGACGTTCCTGTCATTTTTTCGAGGTCTGCACGCCACGACGGGTGCAGAAATACGACTGCATTGCTCATCGTGCGCTCCTGTACTTCCACGCCACCATCGCGGCATCACGTTGGTGCTCGTTGGTACGGCCTTCCCATCCGGTGATCCGACCGAACGCATCTGCGGCCACCTTGGCGCCCTTGGCCTTGGGGCTGATGCCGTGGCAGGGAATACCCAGATCCGCACAGATTTCTGTGATGAGCGTGCACCAGGCGTCGATTTGCCCCACGTTGCGGGCCATCTTCAGCGCGGCGGCCTTGCTGCTGGCGCTGGTCCACACGAACGACTCCAGGCGGCTGTCCTCGAACACCAGACGGGCCGGCATCACATCGGCCAGCTTCGCGGCGATTTCGCGGGGGGTGATCGTCTCCAGGGCTACCAGGGTGCCGCCTCGGTACAGCGCCACGCCGGTGTGGGCGCCCGGGTCCATGCCCATCACGGTGGGCGGCACCTTCTCGTCGGCTTCTGCGCGCTTGGCGCGTGCCACGGCCAGCGTTTCCGTTTTAAGCGCGGTCCTGCTCATCGTCAGGTTCCTCCATGTCGAATGTCATTTGTCTCGGGTCAGCCTCGCCGGCTTCGTGCACAGCCATCCGGGGGCCACGTGGCACAGGCACCAGCACGCCGCTCTTGATGGCGCACTGGCGGCCAAAGTGCAGCGGCTCGCCCTTGGTCGGGACGGTCTTGGCAGCCCGCAGCAACGGGCGCTTGCAGATCACGCAGCGCATTTGCTTCACTTCTTCGGCCTCCCTGCTCGATGCCAGTCGGCCAGATCTGCGCGCAAGCAACTGGCGTCAAAGCGGCCGTGTTGTGCTCGCACTTGAGCGATGAACTCCGTGCGCGCCTTGTCAGTCGGCAAGGCCTTCGCCTGCTCAAGCTGGGCAGCCTGGCGGCGGATGGTTGGCGTGTCGTTCGTGTTCATGCGCCCACCTGCTTTTCAGCGCCAGCGGATTCCGCGCGATGCTTGCAGCCTGCGCATTTGGGGTCTACCTTGCCCAGATCGGTATAGGTGTAGCGGCAGTCCTTGCTCATGTGGTCCGGCACTGTGACCGTGCGGCGAGCCTGGATGTGATAGCCCATGCGCTCCCATCCGTCCTGCACGATGGCCTGATCCTTGAGGGGCTTGCGGTTGTGACATCCGTACATCACAGCTCCCTCGCAATCGCGTGCATCTTGATGGCTGCGTAGTGAATGGCCTCCTTTGGCGCTGCCTTGATGGCTGCCGTTGCCTCACGGCAAGCCACCTGAATGGTCACGATCCTCACTTCGTCAATCGTTGCGCGCCGGTCTGCGCACTCACGCACGACGTTCAGGGCCGACCGGACCACACGCACGCCAGGGTGTTCAATTTGCCCGTGGACGCGCGCCATCACCAGGCCGGCGATCGTGAGCATGGTGGCCAGGCCGTTGAGCGTTTTGATTTGCTCTTCCTCTCCAATGCTCATCCAGGCGCGCATTTCGTCCACACGCAGGCGGTCAACCCATTGGACGCGGGCTCGCTCCGTGACGCGGTCTGACTTCTTTTCTCGGCTCGTTTTGACTGGCGTAGTGGCCGCGCCGATGAATGAAAAGAGATTCATGCTGCCCCCGCCTCAACAATCCCTGCCGCTGCCAGCATGGCCACGGCATGCGTGACGTTTCGTGCGTCCAGGCGGTTGCGCGCAGCGTTGCGGTGGTCCTTGACGGTATCCAGCGCCAGCCCCAGGCCTTTTGCTGTCTCTCGGGCTGACTCTCCGCGGGCGGCAGACTGCAGCACCTGCAGTTCTCGCGCTGTGAGGGCGTCGATTCCTTTTTTCATGCTGCTCTCCGAAGAAGTTGGCCAAAAACGGAAGCGCCGGAGATGGTTTCGGCCCAGGTGCGCATAGCCAAGATGTCGTTGACGGTTTTCTTGCTGATCCCGTATTCCTGCGCCAGCACGTCTTTGCTCTCCCCCGCGGCTCTTCGGGCGCGGATGGCTTTCGCGGTGTCCATGCCTTCGGGCAGCTTTGACCTAGCCCTACGGGTCTTGGTGAGGATTGCAATGCGTGCAGGAGTGGGAGCCATACGCCCGTCACTTCCCAGAGTGCGTTGCATCTCACCTCTCAGGCCCAGCACCATGCAGTGAGGGCCGATGCATCGGCGGTTGTTGCACTTGGCCCAGACGGTCAGGCCCTCGATGTCGGCCGGGGTCAGCGCGTGGTGAAGGCAGTACGACATGCGGCGCACTGTCATGTGATGGCCCATGAACCGCTTGACCGGGTAGCCGGTGGCACCAACGGCGCCAACCCATTCGAAGCACTCGCCCACCTCAACTGTGTGCTTATCCAGCAGCGCCAGCAATTCTGGGTGTCGGATCGTTTGCTTGGGTTGCTTGGTCTGCGTCATGGTGTTACGGCGCCCTTCTTTGTGGCGGCCGTGACGGCGGCATTGGCTGCTCGCTTCAGGCGAGACATGCGCATGCGCTCAGCGCGCGCCATCACCATGGCCACGGTTGGCTTGCGGCGGCGGCTAGCCAGTTCATCTCGCAAGAGCATCAACCGGGCGCGCACCTCGGTGCTGGCCTCTGAGGAAATCTCCAACTTGCCGCCTATCAGCGCCAGCGGCGAGAAAGTTGGGGGCGGCAGCAACGGCACAATGTCGCTCGCCTGCTCGTGGGAGATGTGGCCCAACTGGAGCGCCTGCTCGATGGCCTTGCGCCGCAGTGCCTCGTCCCAGCCCAGAGACACCACCATGCAGGGGGGCTGCTGGTTCTCGCGGGCGGTCATCACCAGGCGCTCATAGGCGGACAGGAACGCCATGCGGGCGCCGATCTTGTCGCCACCGGCTACAAGCGGCGCGGCCACGCTCCAGGCTGCCTCGGCTTCTTGTGACCACACCACGGTTTCGCGCTCGTCCGAGGCTTTCAGCGCCAGCGCCCAGGCCTCGTTCGGTGCAAGCCGGCCCATGGCCTCGTCGACGCGGTCGAGGATCGCCTTTGTTGTCAGGCGGCCGGCGTGGAGCTTGCGAACCCGCGACAGCGCGCGGTTAAGGGCCTGGCGGGGATAGCCTCTCAGATCCTCGGCCATCAGTGCCGCGGCGTGCGGCGTGAGCGCCTGGCCAAGCAACTCGGCCGTGGCCATGACCTGGCGTACCAGCCAAGCCTGTTCTTCATCGTTCAGCATTCGCTTCCCTCCTTCTGGCGGTTGCGCAGGATCTGCACCGCTTCGTCGGCGGCGTCGTAGTTGGCTTGAGACTGGTCCATCTGGCGGGCGCGGGTGCCAGTCATGGTCGTGTTGGTCGCCCATTGCGTGCGGTAGGCGCTGGCGCCCTTGACCAGCAGGCCGACGTCGTGCATCTGACGGGTCACGAATGCCTCGTTGACGCGCTCCACGAAGAAGCGGGCCACGGCTGGCGACTCGTCGTAGCCGATCAGCTGGACGAACTGCTTGACCTTGGCATTGACCTGCGCATTGCGCACCGGGGCCGCGCCGTACCTGGCCGTGTAGGCCTCGACGTAAGCCCGCCATGTCTCGCGGCATGCCGCCTGCAGCGCCGTTTCGGTGCTCGGGGCGGACGGCGCAGCCGGATGCAATGGTTCATTGACGGTTGAGTGATGGTTCACCTGATGATTTGGGTGCGCCATCTGCACCTCTGGAGGTGCGCCATCTGCACCACGGGGTGCGGCTGCTGCGGGGGGTGGTGCGCCATTTGCACCGGGTGCGCCGTTTGCGGGGGGTGCATTTGCTTCACCGGGTGCGCTATCTGCGGGGGGTGCGCCATTTGAACCCATGGTGCTCGCCTTACGCTGGCGTGCTGGGGCCTTGCTCGGCTTGAACCGCGCGGGCGTTACGGTGTAGCTGGTGCTGGTGTTGGCCCTGTATTCGCGCAGCAAAGCGCCAGCCGTCTGCAGCCAGGCCAGCGCGTCTTGCACCGCCCGCTCAGACAAGCATGTGCGCTTGGCGATCGTGCCCACCGATGGCCAGCAAACGCCGTCATCGTTCGCCTGATCTGCCAATGAGATCAAGACCGCCTTCTGGGATGGCGACATGGGGCCCAAGGGCCAGCATGCGCCCATGATGATGGTGCTCATGCGCCCTCCCCTGTTTGGCCGGCGCCGTCCTGCTGCGCACGGTACTGGCGCGAGTGGTGAGCCTCTACCTTGATCACCTCATCGAAGTGCGACAGCAGGCCCCGCACGGTGTCCCACTCGGCGGATCTGGTCGGGCTGTGGCGGATGCCGATGATCGTGGTGAGAGGAATGCCGCTCTTCTTCGAAATGGCCTTCATGCCGGCCCGGTTGAGCCGCCAAAGCATTTCCCTAACTTCGCCCATGGTCGGGATGTGCCTCATTCGTCGGAACCCCAGATCAACTCAGGCGCCACGCGCAGGACGTGCTGGTGCTTGGCCGTCAGAAAGGCGTAGGTCTCCGGGTCGATCGTCTTCGTGTCAGCCTTGACGACCTTGAAGCCAAGCGCGTAAAGCAGCGCCAGCGCGCTCTCCATGTGCTCTGTCTTGATGCGCGAGACCGTGCTGTCAGAAACGCCCAGCGCAACCGCCAGCGCCCCACCCTTCCCGGGCTCTTGCATGGCCTGCAAAACCCGTGCGTGGGCTTTGCGGGCCTTCTCGTGTGGTGTCGGTGAAGATGAGTCCATGGGAAAAATCCTGATCTCGTCCATGAGGCAACTACGAATCGAAAGGGTTGGAATGAATGACCGCCAATCGGGCAAGTCAAGCGGGGCAGCATTGAGCCGGGGTGCCTGCCCTCTTCTGGCCATACGATGGAGCTCTCAACCAACCATCACCAGAAGGGGCAGACATGGAAAACAGGCTCGACGACTTGGAGCAGCTAAGGGCATTCACATTCGGGATGCAGGCTGCCTTTGTGGCAACGATTGGCGCGCTCATCAGGACTCACCCAGATCCGAAGGCTTTGGATCGCTTGCTCCAGGTCTATCGCCAGCGGGAGCTGGCGTATCTGGAGAACAGCACCCTCCCAGAGCACGTGCTGGATTCGTTTCATCAGATGTGGAGGCGGGTAGACATCGAAATCCAGCAAGCTCAGCTAGACGGTCCGCCGCAGCCTCAAGCTCCGGGCTGAACTCCGTTTCGGGTGTTGATGTGGCAGGCCCACCCAGGGCTTGCCCCTTTGTCGGCTCCTGGGCCAACACAGCCTTGAGGCGCTCAAGCTCCACCGCGTTCACGACAATTGACTCATCACCAACTTCCAGCAGGGCGCTGCCATCGGGCAGAACCGTCAGGGAGATTGCGCGCGCCTCATCTGGCGCAGGCATTGACGGGATGCGGTCAGCCATGGCTCACCACTTCAGTTGCTGCGACTGCAGGGGCGCCATCGGCGCCAGCCTGCGGGGATGGCTGCTCTCTCACAAGAGCCCAATTGACCCGATCGTTGAGGTCTTCCAGGGGAATTCCGAATGCGTTGGCGACCTCCGGTGCGCGCTCAGCAGAAACACGACCAACCTTCAGCCAGTGCTCCACGTGCTGACGCAGCACGCCATTGCCAATGGACTCAGCCAGCTTCGCGGGACTTCCCGCCATCTCAATGGCACGCTGGATGCCTGTTTTTTGTTCCATGAACGCCTCTTGCGCAAATTAGTTTGCACTTTATCACGCAAACTACTTTGCTGCCAAGTGCTGCAAAATCCTTTGCCATGAAGACGCTTGCAGAACAGGCTTGGAGTTACATGCAGTGGCGCGCCGCCAGGGATGGCCGTGAGTTCACGGCGCCCGACTTGGCGAGCGAGGTCGCCCGCCATCAGCGAGGCATGGAAGACGCCAGCAAATGCAAGCGCCAAGACATAGAAAACCTCTTCAAGAAGAACATCCGCAACCCTCGCTACATCGCCGCCCTGGCCGCCGCGATGGGATCGACCGTGGAGCAGCTGAAGGCAGGGAAGTTCGAGCCAGGCGTGATCAACACCGGAACCACGCCCACCACAGATGCCCTGCCACAGGACGCTCACATCGGGGGATCGATGTCCGAAACTGCGCCCTTGATGACGCCGCGGCCAGTTGGTAACACTTTCAAACACGCCCCCGTTGTTGAATGGGCGTGCTTGGGAGATGACTTGAGAAAGCCGAATGAAGATTGGCCCGCCGAGGCCATGCGCATGATCAACTCCACGAAGCCAATGTCTGGGCTAGTTAAGTGGGTTGAGGTCCAAGACGACTTGCTCGCACCGCGCGTGCTCAAAGGAGACTGGGTGGCGGTTGATCCAGATGGGGCGCCGCGAATGGACAGCCTGGTGCTCGCCAAGGCCGCAGACGGGTCCTACATGCTGCGCTTCTACCGCCCACTCGCTGGTGGCGCCTTCGAAGTCATTGATGGCGCTGGGAGGACTATGGACAGCTTGCGTCACGGCATCCAGTTCGAAGCCGCATTTGTCACGCTGCAGCGCGACAGCCTTTGATCCTGCCCTGCACGGGAGCGCCGACAAGAGCGACACCGTGCAGTGACGATCGCAAACAGGTTACTCAGGGGGATCAATGAAGGGAAATCGCGACAACTTCCGCATCATCGGAACGGTTCTAGGAAAGTGGGAAGATAGCTAATGCAATCCTGCCGAATCTGCTTGAGCGACTACCACGATCTGGCGTACGCGACTCAGCATGTAGCAATTTGCGCGCATTGCGTCGAAGAACTGAACTCTCACCCAGAGCCAGCGAATCTTGCCGAAGCCAGGCTCGGCGACCTGTTACGGACAGGGATGGGTAAACGCAACCCACACTACACGGAATCCGAATATCAGCGCGCTCTTCCGGGATGGCTAAACCGCCTGCTGGCAAACAAAAAAAACAATCGTCGCGAGTTCAAAATCGTACGCGCAAATCGGAGAGGCTTGCTCCGGGCAGATGGACCGCGCAAATGGAACTACCCCGCTGACTGGATAGAGCGCGCTCGACGCATCCGATCTCGTGACCGGTGCTGCCAAGATTGCGGAGCCAACGGCGTCCCATTGGACGTGCATCACATCGTTTTCCTGAGCAACTACGGAACAAACAGACAAGAAAATCTAGCTTCACTTTGCCGTCCATGCCATGAAAAAGTGCATGGTCGTGAATTTGACTTCGGCGAAACTGAGGAACCCGGCAACCCGAACCCGATCCGCCCCACCAATACACGGGGCCAAGCACCAGGTCCCCAAGCTGGCGCCTTCGGCGCCACAGATTTACACGACAAATGGGGTACAAGCAGCCATCCAGCAGAAAGTCGACCAAGCGATGAGCCTCGAATCGTTTTTGTCGCAAATGAGGCGGGCCAAGAAAAAAACGCGCCGCCTGTTGACTTATGGTGCCCGCAATGCAGAACAGCACTGACCGCAAAACTCACAACCGCCGCTCTTGATTCACAGAGGACGCGCTGCCCAGCCTGCCAGTACGTTTTCACTGTGTCTGAAGGACTGGAGCGCGGCTCAATCAAGCCACGCTATGCGCCTCCCTTGCCCGCTCCAGAGTCTCCTGCTTTTCAGAAGGCCAAGCAGCAAGAATTGCTGCGCAAGCGTGCAGAAGATGAGCAAGCAAGGCGCAGTGAGCGAGAAGCTCGCAAGCTTGACGAAAAACGGCGGCTCGCGTTTGAAGCCGGGAAACTTACCGGAAGAGCCGTAAACCCGCTGTGGAAGTTTTTCATGTGGTATGTGGTGATCTCAACCGGACTAGGGTTGGTCATGCTTTTTCCTGACCTGATGACGGGAAAGCTGGATGCAATACCAGGGGCCATGATCATCGGAGGCGTATTCTGGTGGTTCGTGAAGAAACTCAGAAATAGCCGTTGACGCAACACACGCACACAGTCAAGTAGCTCTCGCCTCACCAGCCACCTTCGGGTGGCTTTTTTTGTGCCAAGCAGGCCGCTCACATTTCCGCAGGTCGTCATCGAACCTGCAGGCCGTTAGAACACCCGCAGGTCAATCAATCCGCCATGCGCCGCGCAGCCCCGCAGAAGGCGCGCGCCGCTGACCCCGCCGCAAGTAAGCCCCACCTCTCCCACCACAGGCCGCCCATGAGGCGGCTTTTTTCTTTCCGTTACGCACAAAAGCAAATTTCTTTGCACAACCCGTTGACTCCATTGCAAACTTGTTTGCATAATGGGTGCACAGCACGGCAAACAGCCTGCACCGCTCTTTCAAAGCTCAATCCCCGCGGACCAGCTGTCAACCAGAGGTTGACGACTGGCAGCCATTGAATTGGTAGTGGGCGCATATCCGCACAGGCGTGACTGGTGCGGTGAGGTGGTCCCACACCGAGACAAAGAAGGGACTGGAGCGTGACGTGCACGAGGGGCACGAACGCGAAACGGCACTGATCTTGATCAGCAGCTGACTCGTTCAGCGACCAGGCGCGGCCAGCGCGCCAGGACTGGAGCCCGCTCAGCGGGGAGATGCCAGCCCGAGGTAGCCCCGGAGACGGGGCCAAACCTAAGCGCCTTTGAAGGCGTTTGGCTTTGTTCGCTCCCCCGAGAAAACCGCCACTCGCACGGCGGCCGGCCAGGGGCAAATGGCTGGGCCTTAAGACGATGAGCTGACAGCGTGTGCGATGTCAGAGGCAGGTGCAGATAGTGATCTGCCATCCCGGCGCCAGAGGCCGGGCTTGATGACCAGCGTGGGGCTGGGCCATCAAGTCACCACACCAACCGGGGCGAAAGCAGCGGTGCAATCCAGCGGGACGTGTGGTGACTTGATGGTTGATGCGACACACGGTTCGGCCCCGTGTGTGAGCTTGTTGCACATAAACGCTGCCTGATGCGAACGCATCGACCGTCTTCACTTTTCACCAACTGCTACACGCCGCATGCGTGTCCACCGGCCCACGCGCCGGCCCGCCACCTCCCTCCCTGGGCGGGTGATCTGCGCAATGCGAGGCAGTTGGTCCTTTCTTCCGCCAACCAGGCACACAAGCCGCCACTCGGCGGCATTCATCAGGGGATCTCATGTCACACCACCAGAACAAGGCGGGCGCCGTTGCGCGCATCGTCTCGGACTTCTGCACCTTCTACGGTCTGGGCGAGCGCCTGCAGAACATCAGCAACGCCCTCAACTGCGACAAGACCTTCGAGCGAACCGTGGTCGTCATCGGCCTGGTTGGCTTTGTCGTCATCGGCTTGACCCTGTGAAGGAGCCCGCCATGAAATACCCCATCGACGCCGTCGAGGCCTGCGAAGCCTTGTCTCACCCCCTGCCCTTCCCAGGCATGGACGTGCCGCCAATGGCAACGCGCCGACCCATCTGGCCAGCCCCAGACCATGGGCCCGCCTCCCCAAACGCCAAGAAGGAAATCGAAGAGCTGGGCGCCCGCATTGATGAATGGATCGCCGCACAGCACGCCGCGCGCCAGGCCCAGCAATGCACCGATGACCACATCACCGCACGGCTGTACCAGGGTGACGGGGGCCGCAAGGTAGACACCGTGCACCCGGGCCCCATCGAGATGTTCGAGTCGGCCGCCGAGGACGCCCCCAAAGCAGCCCAGGCCGACCACACCAAGCGCCAGAACCGCCTCATCTTCGCGGCCGTCGTACTGGCGCTGATCTCTGCCGCCGTCGTCATTCATGACATGGCCACCAACGGCAAGACCACCTTCTACCCCTTCTGACGTTCTTCTGCACAGGAGTGCTCATGACCGCCCGACATGCAACCGAATACGGCGCCTTCGCCATCGACCAGGCGCCCAACCAGTCCCAGTTGGCGCTCTGCCACAGCTTTCACATCCGACCTGAGCACCGCAGCCTCGGAAAAGCCCACCACCTCAAGGCCTACCAGCACGACAAGCTCGCAGCCGGCGGCTACGACTACGCCATCTGCACCACCTGCGGCGCCAATCAGCGACAGCACAAGGTGCTCGAATCCGCTGGATGGCAACGCCTGGTCGAGTTCGGCAACAGCGCAACCGGCGGCACCACCATCTTGTGGGGATGGAGGGTCAACTCATGACCTCCCCCACTCCTGAATTGACAGCCTGACCACTATGTTCAAAAACCTGATCATCTACCGCACCGGCGCCGACTGGCGCCCCACCCCTGAATTCCTGGCTGAAGCGATCGGCAAGGCGCCATTCGTTGAGTGCGCGCCCACCCAGCAGAAGTCCATCGGGTTCGTCCCGCCCCGCGGCGAAGCGCATGCACCCATGGTCGAGCGCGTCGACGGCCAAATGATCCTCAAGCTGCGCACCGAGGTTCGCAGCGTGCCGGTCGCCACCGTGCTCAAGCGCGTGGACGAGATCGCCGCCCAGATCGAAGACCAGACCGGCCGCAAGCCTGGCCGGAAGCAGCGCAAAGAGCTGAAAGAGCAGGCCCTGCACGAGTTGTTGCCGATGGCCTTCACCAAGACTGGCGACACCCTGGTCTGGATCAACCCGGAATCGCGCACCCTGGTGGTGAACAGCGCCAGCCAGAGCAAGGCCGACGAGGTCGTCACCCTGCTGGCGCAAACGCTCACCGGCCTGTCAATGAGCTTGGTGCAGACCCAGACCTCACCTGCCGCGGCCATGGCCCACTGGCTGGGCTCAGAGGATGGCGCCGAGAACCTGGTGGTCGACCACGCCTTCACCATCGACCGCGAGTGCGAGCTCAAGTCCACCGACGAAATGAAGTCGGTGGTCCGCTACGGCCGCCACAACCTCGACACCGACGAGGTCAAGCAGCACATCGTCAGCGGCAAGGTTCCCACCAAGCTGGCCATGACCTGGCGTGATCGCGTCTCGTTCGTCCTGACCGACTCCATGCATATCCGCAAGGTGGCATTCCTCGATGTCGTGTTTGAGGGCGCAGTCTCCAGCGACAAGGGAGAAGCCTTCGACGCAGATGTGGCCATATCCACCGGTGAGCTGGGTCAGCTGATCCCGGATCTGGTTGACGCCCTTGGTGGGGAGATGAAAGTGGGTGACGAATGATCCGCACAGTCGTTCAAACCCCTGACGGCCGCCCCTGCATCGTCACCGGAACCGTCTTCAAGATCCTCAAGTTCGTCCAAGCGCACCCTGGCGCCATGTACGAGGAAATCGCTGACCACCTCGACATCAAGGTGCCTTGCGTCAACGTCTACGCCTCTCGCCTCGAAAGAGTCGGCCTGGTCCAGCGATCCAAAGAACGCATCGGCCGCACCGTGCGCGCCTTTGTCACCATCCCAGAAGGCGCATGCCTGGACTTCGATGTAGCCGAGGTGCCCCAATGACCACATCCACCCACCTCCGCCAAGTGGCGGCACGCACAGCCCTCGATGGCATCGCTGAAGCACTCACCGAAGGCGCCTCAACCATCGAAACCCTCGAAGCAACCATCGCCCGACGTGATGCAGTCATCAAGCTGCTGGAAGGTGAAGTCGCAGACGCCCACGAACGCAATGCCGCCCTCGTGGCAGTGTTGGCACGGGACCGCGCTTTCATCCACCTGGACCGCCAGAGTTTGGCGGACTCCAGCATGCGCCCCGACAACACCATGGAGACAGACGACGCCAAGGCAGTGGCCGAGTACGATGCCCTGCTGGCAGACATCGATTCATCCATGTCCGGCAAACCCGGCCGCCCTCCCCTCGCACCTGAGCACAAGGGTTTCCACATCGACTACTCAGGCCTGCTCGGTGGTGCCCGCCGCCAGACCCATGGATCAACCACAGAGCTGCTGCGCCAGCTGGAGGTCCACCTCGAAGAACTGGGCGAACGCTTCTATTCCGGCGACATGGCCGCCGTTGACGAGTTCCTGCAGCTCTATTGCGTGGCTGAAGACGATCGCAGGACACTGGTCGGTGGCTCCAGATGATGCGCGCGACAAGGCGCAAGGCAAAGCCCGGCGAGGTATTGGTCTGCTATGGAAGGCTGCCGGGAGACTACCCAGACCACCTGATCATGTACGGCGGCCAGGGCGCCACCAAGCGACACAGCAATGTGGTCTACGGGTTGTTCGCCACTCCAGAAACATTGAAGGCACTCGACGCCGCCGGGTTCGACACAAAAACCCTTGAAGTACGCATCCGCGTCAAAAAGGAACAGCCATGAGCCACCAGTCCGCGCAGCAGGTGCTGCAAGCCCTCAGCGAGTTCAACCGCTATTTCACCTCAGCCAACAGCGCAGCGCCCAATGCTCGAATCAGCGTGCCAACCAAAGAGTGGCAAGCCCTGCACAGCATGCTGGCCAGCGCCCTCGCATTCCAGCCAGCCCAGGTTGCCGAACCATTCGGATATTTCCGCGCCCTGCCGTTTGGCTGGACTGAATGCGCCGAAACCGACGAGGGCGCGATTGCGCTGTATGAGCACCCGACCACCCAGGCCGTGCAGCAAATGCCTGAAGGCTGGGTGCCGCTGACTATCACCCACGAAGACAGCCATCCTGAAGAAGTGGCCTATGGGCCGCAGATCATGATGGATCGGCTCAAGAAATGGCTCGACAAGTATTTCGCTCTGCGTGCCGTGCAGGGTGAGCCGGTGGTGTTTGATCGTGAGAAGCGTTACATCGTCTTCAAGTTGTCAGACATTGGTCGCTTCTTGACCGGGAACCAGATCGCCAGCCTCTACAAGATGGAGGATGAGATTGCGCAATGCAGAAAAGACGATGGAAAGGCAACCCTGAAATGCGTAGTGGTCGAGTCGGATTGGCCTGAGTATGGGCCAACGTGGCAGGCAATTGAAGATCGCGTCACCGGGAAATCCACCCACTCCGCCGTGGTGCCAGAGGATGTGCGCAAGGCTGTCCTGGATGAGCGAGAAGCGTGCGCCAACCTGATGGAGGAAATGCGCGCCAAGCGCCGTCACCACCTATTCCGGTCTGCACTGACATGCGCCGCTGGGGAGATTCGAGCACGCACCGCCGCCCAGGCGCAGGGAGGTCAGCCATGAGCAAAGAACGTCCAATACTCTTCACCGGCCCCATGGTGCGAGCCATCCTCGATGGGTCGAAGACCCAGACGCGAAGACTGGTCAAGGAGTGGAGCCCTCGCCCGGGCGGCGGGAAGATGCCGGCTGACGTCGAATACCTGGCCGACTTCACCTGTTACCGATCCTCCTGCCCATACGGCCAACCAGGCGACCGCCTGTGGGTGCGCGAAGCGTGGTCACCACACCCGCAGGACGCCAGTGTCACCTTCTACCGGGCGACCGTCGAGGCAGAGCAAGGCTTTCCGGTCTGGAGTGGGCCATGGATACCCAGCATCCACATGCCCCGCCGGGCCTCACGCATCACCCTTGAGATCACCGGCGTGCGCGTCGAGCGGCTGCAGGACATCACGGACGATGGCGCCGAGGATGAAGGAACCCGCCAATGGGCCGCAGACACCCAGCGCGACGGCAACAAGTGGCCCAACATCGTCCGAGCCTTCCAGGGACTCTGGGAATCCATCAACGGACCCGGCTCATGGGATCAGAACCCGTGGGTCTGGGTGATCGAGTTCAAACGCATTGAAGGGAGCCCGGCATGAGCATCGTCACCACCCGACAGCAGCGCCGCATACTGGGCCGCCAGAACGCCCAGATGCCCGCCGCCCTGGTCGAGATCCCGCGCGCCGAATGGCCCAACCCCAACGGGCCCCAGCTGCGTGTGCTCCGATCGCGCGACTTCCTCGTGCAGGAGTTCCCCGCCGAAGGCCCCGCCATCGTCCGCCTGTCCGTCAACGTCACAGCCCTAGATGGCCAGCGGTGGAAAGACGGCATCTCTTGGGATGACCTCCAGCGCCTCAAAGCCGAGGCCGGCTACCCCATGCACGATGCCGTCGAGGTCTACCCGCGCGCCACCGATGTGGTCAACGTCGCCAACATGCGCCACCTGTGGGTGATGCGTGACCTGGTGCCATTTGCATGGAGAAAGTCATGAGCACGATAACTCAAGCAGCAAGTCTGTTGATGGGGGTGCTAAGAAGCATCTTCTGGCTCGGTATTGCCGTGCCGTTTTGCTGGATCGCCCCGGCCCTTGCGACCTATGACGCGCTGCGAGGTGATCGCGGCACCTTCTCACAGTGCCTGCGCCGCGAGTGGAAAAACTGGTGGGAGGTCTATGCCGACAAGACGCGAGGCACACCATGAACAAACGCGACCGACGCGCCGCCGTCGAGGCCAAGCGCATTTCCGAACTGCCGTGGTCCGAGATCGGCCCAGCCCATGACGACGATGATGGCGACTTCGACATGCTCGCCAACTACCGAGATCACGAAATACCCGCCCCGATGGAGGACGCCCAATGTCAGCACTGAAACCGACGATGTCCACCACCGAGGCGGCCGAAACCATGAACGTGCACCCCAAAACCGTTGAAGACCTCATCCACGCCGGGGTGCTCCCAGCCGGCAAGGTGGGCCGGGCCTGGGTGCTCAAGACCTCCGACGTGCTCAAACACGTGGATCAGGAGATCCAGCGTCAGACGGCTGATCGGCTGCGCCGGATGTCTCGCCGGCAACCAGCGCCAGCCACCTGAGCGAATGGTTAGGCCATGCCACCACACCGCCCAACGTGGGCACCACACCAAGCCGATGCCGAAGGCATGGGCGTTTACCAACCGAGCGGCCCGAAGGGGCGCGGAGAGCAACGATGACGAAACCACTGGTGATCTACCACAGCAACTGCGCCGACGGCTTCAGCGCCGCTTGGTGCTTCTGGCACCGCTACGGCGAAGCCTGCGACTTCCACCCCGGCACCTACGGCCAACAGCCGCCCGACGTTACCGGCCGCTGCGTCTATCTGGTTGACTTCAGCTACAAGCGCGACGTGGTCCTGCAAATGCTGGACACGGCCACACACATCACGCTGCTCGACCACCACAAGACCGCCATCGAAGACCTGGCAGGCATTGAGAGCGACAAGTTCAGCGCAGTGACTGACCTCAACCGCAGCGGCGCCACACTTGCCTGGGACTTCCTCTTCCCCGGCGATTCTCGTCCGCTGCTTCTAGGCCACGTTGAAGACCGCGACCTGTGGCGCTTCAAGCTGCCAGGTACCAGAGAGATTCAGGCGTTCGTGTTCGCACACGAGTACACCTTTGAACTGTGGGACAAACTGATGGCTGCCGACCAGGTCGAGCTGATGAAGATGACGGCCGCAGGCGCCGCCATCGAGCGCAAGCACCACAAAGACGTGGCCGAGCTTGTTGCTGTGTGCCAGCGCCGCATGGTGATCGGCGGCCACGATGTTCCCACCGCCAGCATGCCCTACACCCTGACCAGCGACGCGGGCCACCTGATGGCCCAGGGCGAGCCGTTCGCTGCCTGCTACTGGGACACGAATGAGCACCGCTGCTTCAGCTTGCGGGCCACCGATGACGGCATGGATGTGTCCGAGATTGCCGCGCAGTACGGTGGCGGTGGGCACGCAAAGGCTGCGGGCTTCAAGGTGCCCCGCACGCATGCCCTGGCCATGGCTTGAGGGGCCTAACCCAACAGCTAAGCGGCGGCCACTTGTGGACGTCCGCTTGAGCGCCCGGTTAGGCCAGGTGGCAGGCGCCCAGGGCCTTGCCGAACACACGAAGCCGACCGCACAGCGGTGGGCGCTTTGAAACCGAGCAGGCCCGCAGGGCTTGCGGATAGGAGCGATGACCATGGCAACCAGAAAGGTAACCGCGAAGGCCGAGCTGATGCAGGCGTGCCCGAAGTGCGGAAACCGCGAGCACTTCACGATCCATGCAGAGCGATGCGCCGAGGACTGCTGCGAAGTTTGGGCCCAGTGCGCCAAATGTGGGCACCGCCCACCGCCCGGCAACGAGATCGAGGACGTGTGGGGAAGCCTGGATGACGGCATGGTGCAAGGCACCCTCGAAATCTGGAACGAAACCATGCAAGAGGCTCAGGAGGCCTAACCAGACAGCTAAGCGGCGCTCTGCGTCCGCTTGAGCGCCCGGTTAGGCGCGTGGTTGATAAACGAGAGGAACTGAGCATGCACCCAAGAGAGAAAGCAGCGATTGCCGCAACCCTGAGCGATTCCGGCCTGCTGGACCGCGTGCGCGCAGTGGCTGGCCGCGATGCAGGCGACCCGTTGAACAACGCGCAGGACAGCGTGAGGCTGCGCGAGCAGTTCGACCTGACGGTCGAGTTCACGCACAGCAGCGTGATGGCGTTCAACGATGACGGCGTGTGCGCAACGCTGCGCTGCCATGCGCCTGACTCGCAGCAGTGGGCACGGCGTGCCGCGTGTGTGGCGGTCGCCTCGATGTGGACGCCCGCGATTGGCAAAGCTGCGCATGCGGCAAGCGCCTAACCAATAAGTTAACCGGCGCCGTAGGCGTCCGCTTGAGCGCCCGGTTAGGCGGCGCATCGGAGGATCACATGGACGACCCGCAAGAAAGAGCAAAGCGACTGGCGACAACAGCCGCCGA